GTATACTCAAGGTATTCGGATGATTTAATTATAACATCATCTCCATACACAGCAGTTTGAGTCCAATCGATAAAAAGATTTGGACCCTTGTGCCTACAACGTAAAGCGTAAATCAGTGAAGTTAAACACAATGTCATCAATGGGAAAGTAAAACCATTTCCCATAGTAGAAATCATGTTCAATTCATGCTCAACGCCATTAATCAACGTTTTTGGACTTCTAATTTGCATTAGAAGTTTAAACCATTGATCTGGTAAAAGCAATCGAATAAGTTCGGGCGTAAACATATCAGAAGCGGACTTAAGATCGATAGTCGCAAGACTATTATCTATAGACGCCAATTTAGCTAGGATTTTGTTTTTCTCCTGCTGAGTAGATATGTCTAAACCTATACTGCTAAGAACATCAGTAATATATTGACCTGCAGCAAGCTGCAAAGCCATATTTCCCGAAGGTTCGATAGCAATTACTCGGACAGTGTCTTCGTTTTTTGGTACGGTTGTTAGCTTGGACCCCTCGTATAGATCATCCTGATCACTTTCTGCAGCATCAAATGCTGAGAAGTAGTAATTCGAACGTCTAAGTGTAGTAACCAAAGGTATCGAAGAATGAGTACACGTCATACGTTGCGAGATCTTTTCAGCGGTATGAGTACCCGTGACGCCATTACTAGCGCCAGGGCCAAACCGCCATTGATCTAACAAATATGAAACATCTAAAGGAACTTGGATATTAAGATCGGACAATTTTGAGTTGAAACGTTCGAATATTACAGTAATGTAATAACTTGCATTTGCAACAATATCATCCGGTAACTCAATACGAGTTTCAGCGACTTTTTGATTTAGTAATACAAAATCATTAAGACACTGTTGCTCGAGTTCCGGTCTAATGTACTCTGCACGCTTACGCATGCGTGACCGCTGACGTTGGATGGAAAAAGATTTACTTCTGTCCAATTCGTCGTCAGTCAATTCTGCCAACATTATTTGAAAAAGGTTATCTAACCTATCTTCATTAGTCTTGCACATAGAATATCTCCTAATGTGTAATTGTTAAAAATGCTACATAACGCCTGTAATAACTGTATCAGCTATTCCAGATGCTTGTGCGGATCCAACACCGAAATGCGCAGAAATCATTGCGCGCAATTCTTCAGGTTCAAATGTATCTGAACCTGCAGGTATTTCGATAGTAGTTGTAATTCTAGCTACCATCAACGATTGATTCAGTGCGGGAAGAACACCTTTTCTGGTGATCAACTTATACTGATTCATCGGGATATTTTTAACAATACCAGTAATCGGATTGATTCCTGGTAAGACTTTTAAAGCCACAGGACGGAAGAAACTGATAGT